CCAGCCGTCAGCCGTCTTGACGTACACCTTGCCCCGCACCTGCGGCCCCATCCTGATCGGGCTGCTCTCGCTTACCAGCACCGTGCGCGTGCAGCCAGTCGCGAATGCGAGAGCCACCGCGACGAAGCACAGAAGGATCAGCAGGAGCGTCAACCCCCGAACCTCGTCGGGGAAGAACGGAGTGCGCCCACTGCAGCAGCGACATGACGATGGCTCTGACGAGGTCATACACGTCACTCGGCCTTCTTGTTGTCCTTGGCGAAGATCAGCCCGACGCCAGCAATGCACGCAGCGGCCAGCGAACCCCAGTCCGGGACGGTCAGCGGGTCGTTGTCGGTCAGGGAGGTGAGAACAGCGCCGATCGCGACGAGGATCGCCGCAATGCCAGCGCCAGTGGTCTTCCAAGACGAGTTCTTGAGGATGTCGCTCATCGGTCGTGCCTTTCCAGTTTCTCCTCGATCTTGTCGAGGCGCTTGCTGATGCTGTCCTGATTCGTCACGACCTGCATCAGCAGGCGGTCGTGATTGAGGTACGCGGGAAGGAGCATTCCGACGAGCGTGAGGGCAATCGCGCAGAGCGCGATCCAATTCGCCGTGGACAGGCTCACCTTGATGTTCGTCTTTTCGATTGTCATGGCTTTAGATGAACACGCGATACGGGATAGTCGGAATCGGCTCAAACGTCGGCAACTCGTCCTCCTGCGCCTTCGTCAACTCGAAAGACACGCGGATGTTTGCGTGGTAGCGGTTGTCGCCGGGGCGCACGATCACGCCTTCCTCGTCCACCTGCGCCGGGATCGGCCCGATGCGGTCGAGCGTGACACCCGTGACCGGAAGCACCATGACCTCGCCGTCCTCGTCGGTGCGTTCCTCGGCAAGCCCTGCGGCGATCAGGCCATCGTCAAGGTCGGATTCGGTGGTTGAGCGAAGTAGGTAGTCCATGTCAGGTGGTGAGGGCTTGCATTTGCGATTCCGGAAGCACAGTCGGCCAGTACTTGAACTGCGAAACCCAGACTGATCCGAAATCAGTAGCAGCAGTCTCTGTAGTGTTGTTGAACTTCAGCGATCCGATTGTTGCAAGGGTTCCCGCTGCCGCCGTATTGACAAGCGCAGATCCTCCGGCAATCACCCAAGTCATCCTCGCGACAGATGGCTCTAGGCTTGTCGCAAACTTGATCTTTCCGCTTGGACGTAGGTGATTTGAAGCGGTGATGATGACTGATCCAGCATTGTCAAACGCCGTTCCGAAGATTCGCGGCCCAACGGTTGAACTGATATTCATTCGCAGGAATCCCCATCCGCGACCAGAAGGCGACTTCTCAAACTGCGCGAAGTACGGGAATGTATTCAGGTCGCGTGGGCCTCCGTCGATCTGCATCATCACCGTTCCGCCGCTTTGATTGAAGTTCAGCGACGAGATGTCGGTCATCGTCATGGCGTCTTGTCCCCTGCTCCCCGTGCTTGCCCCGGTCGGGATGTACGAGGATGCGCCGGAGCCGCCTTCTACTTGGAATCCGTAGCAGTAGATCCCATCCGCCGCGTTTCCTGTTCCTGTGTACTGCGCCCCAAATTGACCAAGCGTTGCACCGGATGGCACTCCAACGAATGCCCACCCATATGCGGTGCTAGCCGTGACATTCACGACCATCTCGCATCGCCACCATCCATTCGGGAACGGTGTTGCTTTTGCGCTGACGTAGCCAGCGCCGAAATTATTATCAGTTGCTCCGGTTGAAAGGTTAAATCGCACGGCAGCACGACCACTAGCAAGATCGGAAAGAAATAGATGCGTGTACGTTCTTGCCTTTGCCCAAATCGACACCGTAACTTGAGTGTTCGTCCCTGCGGTAATAGTTCGATAGTAACCGTGGAATGTTCCACCTACTGTCGCGTAAATCTGTAGCGCGGAGTTTGCAATTCCCGTTGGGTTGCTATCGCTTCCAGCCGTCACGACTGCCATGCCAGAATTGCTATAACCAGTAAGGCTATTTGATTCAAGCATGTAATTGATCGCGCTTCCCTCAATCAGCAGTCCGCGAGGCTGGGGCGGCGTAGTGGACGGGTCGTAGTCGAAGCGGGCAGATGCGTTGCCGACGATCCATGACGTGAAACTTCCGCTACCGCTTGTAGAAGTCGCGTTGATCGTCAGCACTTGCGTAGACGCGTCGTAGGCGGTCACCGCTCCGCTCATGTTGTTCGCGCCGTTGGCGATGTAGACGGTCTGCCCGATCTCGTATCGACGACTTGCTCCTGCTGTAGCCGTCAGCGTGACCGACTTCGATCCGGTTCCGATGGCAAGCGACGAACTCGTTGCGAAGTCAACGCCGTACACGAATCCGTCGTTGCCAACATAGGTTCCGCCGCTTGCTCGCGTGAACGTCAGGCGCGGGTCGAGGACGCCCGTGGTGAAGTCGAGCGAGAGCGTGGAGCCGTCGCCACCCTCCACCGGGAGCGTGCGCTGCCGACAACGCTCGACCGGGTCAGAGCCGAGCAGCCATGTCCGGTTGCGTGCGTGCATCAGATGAACCCGATGAGGGCGTTGGCGGTCGGGGCGGACGCTGCGCTCATCGCGATTTCGACCAGTTCGGCGCCGCACAGATCGACGATGATGAACCCGCCGTGGGCAGCACCAGTGTTGCCGTTGTAGATTTTGCAGTCACCAAAGTTCTTGACGTAGGTCAAGCCGAGGAATCGGCTCGTTCCGTTCACGGTCGTCCCGGTCGCGCCTGCGGTCACGGTGCAGGTCGTCAGCAACTGGGGACGCCAGAGGCCATCGTCTCCCCTGTTCCAGCCAATGACGTGCAGGTTGACTGTTCCACCAGTTGCGCTCGACGCCGTCTGGATCTTTGCGTAGTTGAGCCGCGCGCCAAGGACGATCCGGCTTCCTGCGTAGTTGTTTCCGACAACGTCGGCAAGCGTCGTAGGAACGGTGGTGGTTGCGTTCTTGACCGTCAGGTTTCCTGAAGTCGGAAGAACGATGTCAACAGGAGATGCAACCTCCAGCGGGGCAGTCAGCGTCCGGGTTGCGGTGATCGTGGGATTCAGTCCAATGAGGCTCATGGTCGTTCCTTACGAGGGATTCTGCACTGGGTTGAGGATGATGAAGCCGGGGCCGTTCCGGGTTCCGGAACGCCACAGGTTCGGCTGTACCTGACCGAAATGGCTCTGCACCATTCCGTCCTTCTGTTTGGCCGCGCCGAAGATCGGGCCAGCCTCGATCTCCGCGAACCGCTGGCTCTGCTGCCCGTCCTCGTATGCCTCCGCGACGGCGCGGACATACGAGATGAGCGTCGCCTCGACGTGCTTCGGGATCGAGATGACCTCCGAGGTCGCCGTCGAACTGGTGACCGACTGCCACCCGGTTCGGTACAGAATCTTCAGCGACTCCGCGCTCGTCGGCGTCGGATACAACTCCAGACGGAACGACTGCGTCGGGGCAAGCGTCGTGGGAAGCACCGTCTTGACGTATGCGCGCCACGTCAGATCCGGGTAGTTGGTCTGACGAGCCGTCTCGACCTCCTCCGGGGACTGGATCCACAGAGGCTGATCCTGCTTCCAGACCTGCGTCAGTTCAGCGAAGTCGGAGGGAAGCGCGACGTATGACTGCGACACGACCGTCGTGACGGTCGAGGTCGCCTCCCGGAACTTCCACGGGTGGGTGAACAGATGCTCCCCTGCGGTGTTGATGATCTCCGCCTGACGTTCCGCAACGGTCTGCCCGGAGGCCGTCGAGGGACGACCGCCTATGGCAAGCAGGACGTGGTTCTTGAGATCTCCGTAGGTAAGCATGGGTAATTCCACTGGCCGGGTTTCCCCGGCCAGTGGTGAATGGTTGCGTCAGATCAGGTCAGGGCCGTAGCCGTGCCATCAATCGGGCCGTTGAACAGCAGAACGGGAATGTTCGCAGACGCCGCAGCCGTCACGGCGCCAAGCGAGATCGCGACGGTCGTGTCCGGGTTTGCCGAATCGGCCTCGTTGCCGAAACGACCAGCCGTATCGGACAGGAACAACTTGCTGCCGACGACGACGTTGTTGGTCGTCGCGCGGACAAGAGCGGTGGCGATGCCGCCGAACTGCACGTTGACCACCTGACCCTGCGCGCCCGAACCGGACGGAAGGGAGGTGACGACGCCGATGTATCCGGCGTTCGAGTGCGAGCCGTCACCAGACGAGGCATTGACATCGCCTTCAGCCAACTTCACGCAGGAGAACGGCGAGAGTTCAAAACTCGCGACGGTTTCCGCGGGAGGATAGATGACGCTGGAGTGGTTGAACGACGTGATGACGACGTTTCCGACGACGACTGCCGTGGAATCGCGGTTGATGCAGCGCGCGGAGGTGCCAGCGGGCTGGATCCCGAGCGCACCGTTGTTGGGAGCAAGAATCATTGTGTGTGTCCTTCCTTGTGTGGTAGAGGGGGCGGGATCGCTCCCGCCCCCGTGATTTCATCAGGAGACGCGGAGCGGGGCGACGATACCGTGACGCTGGCGGCTGTTGCAGAACAGGTTCCACCAGCAATCGACGGGCTGCACCCAAGTGAACGGCTGGTTCGGGTGACGCATCACGTCGTGCTTCTTCATGTAGCGGGTGCTGTGGAAGATCGGCGTGAGGTACGCGCCGTTCACGAACCAGAAACGCGCGCCCTTGTCAACGGTGGCAGCGCCAAACTCGGTGCTGGCGCTGTCAATGGTCTTTCCGTTACGATCAGACACAGATCCGTCCGAAACGCCAGCCGCGACTGCCGGGTAGATAGCAGCGGTATCGAGGTTGGCGCAGTACTCCAGCGGAATGCCGGAGAACGTCGGGGTGTTGTACGCGCTGTCCTGCGGACTGACCAGCATGTCATTGGTCGCACGGAGGCCGCGCTTGTAGAAGTTGATGCCATCCTTAGAGCAGAGGATCATCTGCCGCTGGAAGTTCGTCTCCTCGAAGTACTGACGCTGGGTCAGGGGAGCCTTGAACTGCACCTTGAGGTACATGTCGTCGAACGCGCCGAACAGGCTGTAGACGTTGCGGACGATGCTGGCGTTCGCGTTGTGGCCCGTGTAGTCGCCAGCGGCCTTCGCGGTCACCGCGCTGTTCACGTCAGCCTGACGGCTGTAGAACGACACCTGATTCGACCAGCGGGGATCGTTCTGCGGATTGATGCCGAGGATGGTGGTCGTACCCCATCCGGCGGGAATCATGCCGCGCTCACCGAGCGTAGCGGTCGAGTTCGTGATCGTCTCCGTGATGAACGACGGAAGTGAGTACGGCTCCTTGCCGCCAGTCTCCATGTTCCCGGCGTTGGCGTAGGGGCTGGCCCACAGGTCGTTCTCCATGCCGTTCAGCATGGAAGTCCACATGCGCATCTCCTTGACGCGCTTAAGACGCTTGTACATGACCTTGGCGTCGCCGTCGTTGAGTTCGACCTCCTGATCAGTCCACGACATGTAGTCCATCGAGAAGCGCCACGGGGCCGACAGGGTGTCCGTGACCTGCGGGTTGTTCCAAGTGAACGTGTCGTTGGGCTGGTACTTCTGGTAGGTCGAGGCGTCGTCGAAGACGATCACGTCCTTGATGGACGTACCGCCCTGAACCAGCGTCTCGCTGGCCTTCTCCTTCAGCATGCGGGAGAGGACGTAGTTGTTCTTGACGGCCTCGTTGATGACTGCATCGGCGGACTTCAGGTACGCAGGCCCGGTGGACTGCATGAAGTCGTTGAACTGGGTAATCGAAGGCATTTGCCTTGCTCCTTACTTGCGTGTTGCGGGACGGAGACGACTGTTTCCGCCCGAGATGATCTGGTCAAGGATGTCGTCGTCCTCGTCGCGCGGAGGCGGCTTTACCGGGGCCGGGCCACCCTTCGGGGCGGTCGGCTGGCTTGCGCGCTGGTTCACGGGCGCGGACGGCTTCGATCCAACGATGGCCGAGTAGGCGGCGGCGGCGAGTTCATCGACGCTTGCGTACCCACCCGGCTTCGCAGCCCCGAGTTCCGACATCTTCGCGAGAACCGCGTC